GGCCGATGCCGCCATGTGAATATGCCGGTGTCTGGATCGTAGTCTAAAGCGGTGTGCAGTTGCTCAATCGTCAGTGGATCGTCTAAGCGTGGCTCAGCCATAACCGCTCCTGGTCCGAGTGGTTGGGTTAGAGGCCCGAAGGTGTTCGATGCACCTACGGGCCTCGTCCTACTTATAGCACATCATACGGTCTTAGACACCGACACGGTTGTCGCGCCGCCGGATTGCGCCCCTTGGCTCCGCGTCGGCGGCGGTGGGTCGATCGGCACATCGGCCGCCTCGGTGATGAGACCAGCGGCGAGGCTGGAAACGCGCGAGGCAGCGCCCGCGCCCGGCGCTGCGTGGGCGGCCTCCACCCGGCGCCCCGCTTCTGCCTTGGCCTCCTCGACCGCCTTCCGTGCTCTGCGCACTTCCAGCGAAGGCGGTGGCCCGGAGGGTGCTAGTGGATCGAGGCCGAGCGCGATATAGTGGCTATCGCGTGCGGCGGTGTTCTCCTCGATCGTCGGCGCCGCACCGCCGCGGGCACCGAGCGAGCCATCGCCGTTGTAATCGAGGATGATCTGCGCGCCGATGCTGCCGAACGCCTGCACCTCCCGCTGTTCGGCCTTGGCCTTGTCCGCCGCTGCCTTGTCCGCCGGTGACGGCTGCGGAGGCGGTTGCTGCGGTGCGGGCTGCTGCTGGTGCGGCGGCACCACACCGGCACTCTGCTGCTGGTATGGCGGCTGTTGCTGCGGGGGATACTGCTGCTGCCCCTGCGGGGGATACTGTGTGCCTGACATGGTTGGTCCTTTCAGCGTTGCGTCTGAGCAAAACGCTTATGCGTCGGCGACGGCTGTGGTGAAGATGGTAAAGATGCCGTTGTCGACCGGCTTGGTCTGATCCACGGTCGGGTCAACACCGAAGCGCAGCTTGCCGATGCCACGGATTTCCTGCAGGCCAACGCCGTGCATGTAGCCGTAGTCGCGCGTGTTGGTTGTCGACTTCATCCGCTGCGCCCAGGCAACACCGAGTGCCTGCGCGCCGCACATGAACGATGCCGCGACGTCGACGCCGCCGGCGCCAGCCCCGGCGATGACACCGAGTTCCGGCACCTCGCGGATGATCAGGCCGTCGAAGATGATGTCACCGCCGGTGAACAGCGGGTTGTCGCTGCCACGGTTCCACGCATATTGCAGGGCGTTGGTGATCGTCGTGTCGAGCAGCAGATCGCGGAACACCAGGCTCGGCATGAATACCACGTACCATTCCTCGTCGTCGTTGACGGTGATTGGCCGGATCCGTGGGTTGGCGGTGCGCGCCATGCGCTTGGCCAGCGTGAGGATGGCCGCGGTCATGCGATCACCTGGCGAGGCCAGGGTCAGCAGCGCGGTGGCCATGACGCCCGAGACGGCGTTGGCCTTCTGGTGGCCGAACAGCACGCGATCGGCGTTGTTGACCATCCAGGTATTACGTTGTGCGGCGGTGGCTGCGCCGTAGCTGATCTGGATGTTGCCGTCGGCGGTCATCGCGCCGAGGCTCGTGATGATGTCGGCGCGCATCTTCTCGAGTTCCCACGTCATCAGCGCTTCGCGGGCTGCTTCGCGGAGATCGACGACGGACTTCTGCTCGTCCCAGTCGGAGACCGCGACCGCGTGCCGGAACGCGGCGACGGTGAGGTTCATGCTGCGGAGGTTCAGCAGTTCCTCATTGCCCTCAAGTATCGTATTGCCCGTGACGCCAGCTCCGATGAGCCGTCGCATTGCCGGGAACACCACAGTGTCACCGGGCTTGCGGGTCAGATCCTCGCGGACCTGGATCATGGAGCCGGTAGCAGTCCCCATGTATTTGGCGAACTGGTTGCGGCGCACATATTCACTGAAGAAATCGCTGTCCCAGATAAGCGGAGTTAAGCCGGGTCTTGCCGGCGTGACATTCATGTCAGCCATGGTGGATCACTCCATCGGTGTTGCTGGATTGCTGTGGGTTGTCGGCAACGCCGATGGAGCTCGGCGACGGCATGACGCCCGATATTCAAGAGCCCGGCGGCGGCTCAACGCCCGATAGACACCCGGCGGCGGTGGACGCTGATGGAGCTCAGCGACAAGCGTGACGCCCGATTACCCGCGGCGGCCGGGTCGACACGGCACGATGGCAGCCGTCAGTGTTGGGTGCGTTGACGGTTGTTGTGACCTGGGAACAACGCCTCGAGCGGCGGCGGCCCTGTGAACGCGGTCTGGGTCCGTCCTGCGACGCTGCGCACGCCTGCGAGCGATGGTGGCAGGTTGGCGGCCGGTGATACGCGCGCACCACCGTTGCCCTGTGCCGGTTGTGCCTGGAGTTCCGCTTCCCACTTCGCGCGCTCCTCGGCGACCACGCGGGCACGGAACGCGACGGGGTCGTCGCCGACCTCTGCCATGCTGCGCCGCCGGTCCATTTCCTTGGTCATCCACGCATACGGGCTCGGCTGGGAATAGAGCTTGCCCCAGAGCGTCTGATCCTTCGCCGCCGCCTCTTTGAACTCGCCGACGTACTTGCCGAGTTCCTCCGGTCCGATCTTCTCGCTGATCATGGCCTCGGAGATGTTGAGCCGTTCGTTCAGCAGCGCGCGCTGCTGGTTCTGCACCATGACCTGCGCCCAGTGGTGCGGGTTCTGGTTGAAGTCCGGCGGTGCCTCAAACATCTGCGGCGTGGCTTGAGGTGGTGGCGGTGGTGGCGCCTGCTGGGCGCGCTTCACCTCCTCGAGCTGCTGGCGTAGCAGCCGCGCCTCGGCCTCGTGCGCCGCGGCCTTTGAGCGCCAGTCGTTGCGCACCTTCTCCAGCGCGCTGAACGCGACGGTACGGCTGTCGTCACCGGCGAGCGGGGCGACCTCCTCCTCGGGTTCCGGCTCTGGCGCCTTCGCTGTGACCTCTGGCTTGGCCGTGGACGGCTTGGCCTCTGCCGGGGCGTCTTGCGTGCGCTCCGGTGCCGGGTCGGCCTGTGGCGCGGCCTGTGGCGCGTCTGCGGGCGTCCCCGCCAGGAACGCGCCGAGCTGGTCGTTGTCTGCCATGTGTAGTCCTGGGGTTAAGGCGCAGCCGGCGGTGCTGGCTGCGGGATCGGCGTCTGCGCGAGCCGGTTCGTGGTCACGGCGGTGTTCGCCGCCTGGTGCAGCGTGTTCACCACGCCGGCCTGCGTCGCCAGGTTCTGATGCGGCACCTGCCCGATCTTCGCCAACTGCAACGCCGCATCGGCCTGCGTCTTGGCGGCCGCGGCGTGCTTGCCGCGCAGATCCGCAATCTGGTGGGCCAATTGCATATCCGGCGTCATCTGTTCGACCGTAGGCGGCTGCGGTCCCACGCCCTGCGGATTGTCCGGCGGCGCGTTCAGATCCATCAGCATGTCGTGCGCGCCATGCACCACGTTGTGCATCCGCTCCTGCGCCAACGCCTGGTTCGCCGCCGCGGTGCCCTGATCCTTCTGGATCCCGGCCTGCACCTGCTGCGTCTTCAGCTGCGCCGCCTGCTGGCCCATCTGCGCCTGTTGCTGCTGGTGCTGCTGCATCCGCTTCAGCAGATCGTCCTTGTCCCTCAAGCTGCTCGCCGCAATCAACACATCGCCCGGTATCAGCCCCGGCTGCATACCCGCCAGTTGCACCAAGGTCTGGAAGTTCTCCGCCGCCATGGTCGGAATGTCCTGGCCCTCGGCGATCGTGATATCCACGTCTAAATCCGTAATATCGTTCTCTACCCGTATCACCTGCTGCAAGCGCGGATCACCCGGCACCAACTGCAATTGCTGCATCGCCATCGCGCGCTGTTGCTCCGGCATCTGTGCCAGTTCGTCCTGCAGCGTCACCGGCCGGTTGATGCCAACCCACCGCGTGTCCTGCAGCGCATCGGTCACCCGCACCCACTTGCCGCCGGTCCAGTACTCGCGCGCCGCCATCCAGCACGTCTCGTAGACGCGCCGCGCCCACATCCGCAGGCTGTCCGCCAGCGGCTCGTTCTGCGTCGCACCGCCCGCCTGCTGCGCCAGGATCGCCCGCCCGCTCAGTTCCCTCGGATCGGTGCCGCTCATGGCCGCGTTCGGCCCCGACAGCTGCATTTCCTGCGTCGCGTGCTGCAGCAACTGAAACTGCCCGGCCACCACGTTGTTGCCGTCGGCAATCTCGAACTTCATGCCGGGCATGACCTCGACATAGCCGTCCGGCTTCGCCACCTCACGTCGTGCCGCGTCCACGTCCTTTACCGCGCCCTGCTCGGCGATCACCTGACGCACGGACATCTGATGCATCGCCTTGGAATACGCCTTGTTGATCATGTCCTGCGGCGAGATCAGATCGCGGATCATGCCGTACCGGTTGTTCTCCAGATCGACATACGCCGACTGCAATATCAGCGACGGCGCGCTCTTGCCCTTGCGGTCCTTGAACATCGATTTCGTCGGCTCGGCCAGATAGCCCGACCGGGTGATGGTCGCCTGCCACCAGGTGTCCTGATCCTTCCAGTGGCACTGCACCACGCGACACCGCGTGCGCCGGCTGTCGGTCCAGACCATGTAATGTGGCCGGTCGTCGTACTGGGTCGCATCGTATCCCGAGAACGATGCATCGATCACATCGGCCGCGTCCGGGTACATGTCGTGCAACTCGTCGCGGTCCATCCAGATGACCACGCCGAGATAGCGCGCATCGAGGAAGTCATCGCGCCGGCTATGCGGATCGTACCAGGTGCGATCCCACGGCACCTGCGTCAGCGTGACGTTGGCGCCGCCCTGGCCGTCGTCCTCCAGCCCAATCTCGCAGCCGCCGAACCCCTCGACCAGCATCTCGTTGAACACGTAGCTGCGCAGCGCCTGGAAGTCGTTGTCGTCGGCGATGTAGCGCAGCGCCTGGGTGGCCGCGTCAGCGCGGTCTTCCTCGGCCGGCGTTCGGGGAAAGGCTTTCGGATCTGTGCGTGCCTTGCGTTCCAGCCCGCACAGCATGTCGAGCTTTCTGCGCGTGTAGTTGAACATGATGGGGGGCTGGCCGCGCGAGTTCAGCACGTTGCGCTCGGCGCTGGTCCACTGGTCGCCGTCCACGTATCCACGATCCCGCTGCGCATAGTCCCGGCTGTCGGCTGATGCCAGTTCGGCTTCCTCGAACCAGCGCACGAGTCTAGCGTGCTGCTCGTCGTTATCGCGCGGCTGGTCGGTGTCGGTGCCGTTGAGATGCGCGACAGCCGACGGCCAGTCGTTCTTGCGATCGATGATCGATGCGAGGGATGTGCCTGACACCTAGATGCGTCCCAGCAACAACAATATCAGCAGGATGACCAGCACGAGGCCCAAGCCGCCGAAGCCATAGACGTAGCCCGGCGTGGCGTACCATCCGGTGCGGTATCCCCATCCGCCGCCGAGCACGAGCAGAACCAGCAGCACGACGACGATGAGCAGCAGCGGGCTCATGGCGTCAGCGACTCCATATAATTCCGCAACGCCTGCGGTACTAAGCCTAACCTTTCCTCGGCCTGGGCTTCGACCATGCCTCGTGCATAGCGACTCGGCCCGTCCATGGGTCGCACAGGTGCGTCGGTCCAGCGCCGCAGGAACTTCTCAATTGCCGTGCATATGGTAGCGGTAGTCACACCGAACAGCTTCGCTATCTCCCGCTTAGGTGTGCCGCTCCCCCACTGCAGCGCGGCATACGCGCGGTTGCCTTCCTCCATCAGCGCACTCTTGCGGCTCATTGCCCGCGCGCCCGCGATGCCTTGCGGCCTTGGTTCAACGCAATGGCCACA